ACTAATTGACTCACCATTTGGGCCAAAAAGACGGTGCATGCCGTTGTACTCTTCCCACGTGGCACCTTCTGGAACCTTGGCCTCTGGCTGCTTCAACTCATACCACTTGTACCCCTCTGGATACTCCTTGTGGACTGGAAAGTGCTCCAGCGACTTGGCCTGAGCCTCGGCCATCTTGGCGGCCATCTCTTGGTCGTACTCGTAGGTGCGGCGCACTGCCTGCTCCATGCTGACCTTGTTCAACTGCTCGGGTCGGATGCGGCCAGCGTCCATGTCATGGCGCAGCACATCCATGATGTGGTCGAAGCCAAGGTCTTGAGGGTTAAAGGTGCGTGAGTGTCCTTCGTACAGAGGCGTGTCGGGGGACAACTTCTTGATCCACGCATCTTTTTCTGAATACATGCCGGGGGAAAGGTGCATCATGTCTTGATGCTTTTGCGCCGTGTTCATGTCAATCATGGCGTCGCTGCGGTTTTCCCATTGCTTGGCTAAATCAGAATTAGCCATTTGAGTCCCGCCAAACTCTTCACGGGCCGACGCGCCTTTTTGCGCCCAGTATCTTGGGTCTTCGGCAACGGGAAAGTGTGTGACGCCTTGGTCGGCCAGCTTGCGCACTGGATCGTCCGGCGTGGCCATCTGCTTCTTGACATAGTTGGTCAGGTTGCGGTCGACCCATTTGTCCAGAGCGACATCTCGCCGTGCTTGCGCACCAATGCCGAGTTCATCTGCTAACGCTAAGTCAACAAAGTCAACATGAGAATATTGCTTCAGCTTCTTCAGAGAATTCTCTACGCCGCCTTCCAGCCAATTGCCGCCCGTGGGTTTGATCACGCCCATTTGCTTCATGCGCGGGTCGCGTGCAGGCAATTGGCCAGTCCTTGTCTTCAGTGCGCTGGCCAGTGGAAGCAGTTGTGCCCCAATACCACCGTAGAAGCCCACCTCGCCAGCCTGCCGGATGCCTGCAGCATCAGGGTGCAGCACGCTAAAGCCCTGCTCGTCTGGCCGGGTGCCAAGGAAGCCCTGCACCGCTGCATAGGTCTTGGGGTCGGGCAGCAGGTTCACATCGGCCAACTCCGCACGCTTCTTGGCTGCGGCGTACTTCTTTGTCCCAGCACCACCGATGTATGGGCGGTTGGCCTGCTGCAGTTCTTCGCGCATCTGCTCGACGCTGGGTTGTTTGGATGAAGCCATTGGTGCCCTCGTGGGATGTTGCCCCGATTATGCCTTCAGGGCGCTGGCCAGTCTACATAGGCGCATCGTCAGGTTCGCGTCAGGTGGAATCGGATTCCACCGTAAGTTTGCCGTCAGGTGGAGTTTAACTCCACTCATGCCGAGTACGGGTTGGCCATCGAGCGTGCCCGGTTGTTGTACTCGTCGGCGTCGAAGATGTCGTCCTCGTCGATGTCCTCCCGTGGCGGGGCGTCGATGCTGATCCACCCGGCGTCGCGCATGTACCGCAGGCCTTGGCTGATGCAGTCCACGAACTCGTCATGCACCGTGCCCTCGGGGAACGAGCATATCTGGCTGACCATGCCCTCGGCCCAGTCCTTGACGAAGCCCTTCTTGACGCTGCTCTCGGGCACCCACAGCCGTCCAGCGCGGATGATGTTGGCCACGATGCTCAGGCGCTGTATCTTGTCCGCCCGTCCGGGGTTGTACGCCAGCACGGGCAGGTGGGCACGCTGCAAGTCCTGAATGAGCGAGATGCCTGCGCTTTTGTCCTCCACCAGCAGCAGGTCGACGCGCTTTTTCTCCCGGCCCTCGCCGTAGACCACCTCGTACTCGTCGATCACCTTGGGGCGCAGGTCAGGGTATTGCAGGTGCTCCTGCCAGCAGTCCAGCACCATGACGCACATGCCGCCGTCCATGGGCTTGAACGCGCCCAGCGTGATGCAGCCGGTCGGGTCGTTGTGCGTCTTGTCGCTCGTGGCGCAGTCGTAGGACTGGATGATGTACTCCAGCTTGGGGAACGGCTTGTTCGCTGGCCAGAGGCGGAACCACTCGCGCTTGACGATGCCGCCCTCCTCCGGGTCGATGATCTCGGCGTGAATCTCCTGCCGCCCGAGGTTCGTGCCCTCGTACTGCAGAATCTGCTTCTGGAACGATGGCGCGAGGTTCTTGATGTTGCTGTAGGTGCTGGCGCGGGTGATCGCCACATCGTCGCCCTCCCGGCCAATCAACTCCATCACCACCTCTTTGGGCTTGGGCGTGGTCGAGCAGATCAGCTTGGTGCGCGTGCCCAGACGGATACCGAACTGGATCATGTCCCACGACTCGCGCAGGTACTCCCATGCGGCCAACTCGTCCAGCCAGCCCCCATGGAACTGCGGCCCCCGGAATCGCTCCGGCTCCGACGCTGGAATCCCTTTGATCAGGCTGCCGTTGACCAGCGTGATCTCGTGCAGGCTGGAGTTGTACTTGGCCACCAGCAGGGGTGGAATCACTTTGAGCAGGCCTGACTCGCCCTCGAAGCATGTCGACTTCAAGTCGCCGCTCGTGGGGGCGGATACCAGCCAGCGGGTGTTGGGGTTCTCCCATGCCCATGCTGACAGCGTCTCGGCGGCTGCTCGGGTCTTACCGGCTCCACGGCCAGCCAGCAGCAGCCAGATGTTCCACCAGTCGCCCGACGGCTCGATCTGGTGCTTGAGCGCCTGCTCGTTGAGCCACTTGAACTGCCAGTTGAATGCCGCCTGCTGGTAGGGCGACAGGGCGCTGTATTCCTGCTTGGTCTTGTCGTCCAGCAGGATTTCGAGGGCTACGCTCATGGCTGGCGCTTCAAGGGCTTGAACGTCATGCGTTTTGCCTTGAGACGCCAAAACAAGCGCCACAGTCGCGCCTGCTTGGTGCGATGCAGGCTTTGGGTGCCAACCATCAGCCGACCGCCAACAATCATGCAAAACGGCTTTGGCCGGGGAATTCCCACCAGCAGGCGCTGTGCGGTGCGCTCATAGGTGCCTTGCATTTAATTCTCCGCCTGTCGCTGCATCTTCAGGTTCTTGAGCAGTTCGCCGAAGACATTGTGGTTGTTCTCGATCACCACCGGGTTCACATCGTCGCCAGCGTGGACGACCTTGTCACCGTATCGCTTGGGGTTGAACTTGGCCAGCAGCTTCAGGCGGGTCTCAATGCGCAGCTTGGATCGCTGGATGTGGTCGCCGTTGATCTGCCAGCCAATGGGCTTGCCCTCGGCGTCCGTGCGCTCCATCCAGTCGTTGCTGGCGTTGTCAGCGATGTCAAGGCACTCCTCGGCCATGGCGTCGTAGCCCACATCACGGGCATACGCGATGGCTGTGGCAAGGTCGGCGTCCTTCCTCATCCAATCGTAGACCGTCCTCCATGCAGGGAACCCTTCCTGTCTGCATATCTCCCTCAGTGGAATCCCTTCACTGAGTTGTTCGCACATCTGCTGTGAGATGGCTTTGTCGTATGTGCAGGGGCGTCCTGTTGGTTTGTGTTCTTCTGGCGGTTTTTTGCGGGTCATCTTTCAGTCCTCATTCGCGCAATTGTCTCAGCGCATGGACTGAAGTGTAACTCTGGGTTGGTGTTAGTGCTATTCCCTTGGGAGTGTCATCCATCCGACCTCGGGCACGGGGATGGTCTCGTCCATGGTCTGGTATCCCTCCGGCTTTGCTTGGCGGCCCAGATCGGCGTTGGCCACCATGATGCGCTCCAGCGTGGTCATGATGCGCCTGAGTTGCTCCCGGGTATAGGTGCCCTCCAGATACACGACATCGCCGTGATAGACCTCAATGCCCTCACTCATGGCTGCTCCCCAGAATGCGGTGCTCGGCCCACTTCTTGTAGGACTTCAGGCGCTTGTTCTCCTCCTCCAGCCGGTCAATCTTTGACTGCATGTTTTTCATGCGGCTGGATGCTTGGTCAATCCACTCTTTGACCTCCATGGGCATGCGGAACTGCTCATCGGGCTTTGCAGGCGTTTTTGCTGGTGCTGGTGCCTTGGCCTTCACTGCAGGCTTTGTGGCCTTGGCGGCGGGTTTGATGGGCTTGGCGGGGGGTTTTTTGGCTGTTGCCATGGTCATTCTCCTATTTGGTAGTCGTGAAAGATGGTTCCAAGTGTGGCATCGCCAACTTTGTGGGCTTTGACCCACACGTTTTTGCCTGAACGCAATCGCCGGATGTGGCCCCTGCGGTCGTGCAATCGTGGGCTGGCGTGTGTGCCGCCCCTTGACTCTTGTTTTGGTGGAGTTGCAGTCACCACGACTGTCGTCCAGTCGTAACTTGGCGTCTTGCCCTGCGCAATCTTACGCCTGTTGGTAAATGTCTGAGCCACACTCGGCTTGTATGAGTTGCATCCAGTGTCCATGGACGCAAACCACATCGCCACAAGGGAAAGCATCAACTCGGCCACATCCTGCGGCACATCGTGGTTTTCGTCGGCGGGGCCGTATCGTATTTGGCCATCATCAACCGCATAGACAAGTGGCGGGAATGTATTGAAATTCCCGGGCGTGCCCTTGCTGATGTCGACGACGATGCCCTCTTCTGGGTCTGTTCCGCAAATGAACATCATCACTTCATAGTACGGGTGATTTTTGCTTGACCCGCCATAAACCACCAGATTTTTTTCAAATGGTGGCCGATGTGTTGCAAGGTACTTGGTGTTGACCGAATTCTCGCCAGCGTAAGCCTTTGAGACATCGAACCATTGCACTTCTGTGGGGTCAAAACCAGATGCAATGACGGCCTTCATGATGTCGCGCACGAGTTGTGTGGTCATAGGGGAGACTCCTCGGCCTCACGCAGGCGCTGGCGCTGGTAGGCCTGCTCCTGTGCTGGTGTCCATGGGGTTGGCCCCCCGGGCGGGGGGAATGGCCAGTTGTTCATGCCGTCTCGCCCAGCATGTACAGGGTCTTAGGCGTGGGCTTGAAGTGCAGCATGGTCTCGGGGGCCAGCTTGGCCACCACGACATCGCGGCCTTTGCGCAGGTGGTGGGTGACGCCATCGTCCTGCACGGCGGTGACAAGCCAGCCGTCCGAAGTCCACACGTCGGTGGTGTCGTATGCGTAGAACGCACGGTTGTGGTCTTCGGCGGTGACCATGCGCAGGACGCCGTGGGGCATTGTTTTGCCGAGGTCTTCGCAGGTGGTGGTGCGGATGATTTCCATGTCGTTCTCCTCAGGCGTATGTGGCCATTGCACGCATTGCACGCTCGGTGGCTTCTTTCCAGTTGGCCACCCACTTCATCGACAGCATCTCAAATGCGTGAGATTGAAATGCACCCTCGTAACCACGGGCAAAGCTGAATGTGCGCAGCTTGTTGTCGCGGGTGATCTTGACCCACTGGCCTGATTTACGGACTGTGCGCTCTTGGAATCGTGTCATCTCGTGCTCCTGTAATAACCTGCTCGATTGCAGTGATTGGAATTTTAACATGGAATTAAAAGACTCATGGGGTAGGTGTTTACCCTACCCCACAAATATTTTTATTTGGCCAGCTTGGGGCGCTGGATCACGGTCTGCTTGACGCCTTCACGCACGCCGTGGTCTTTGATGGTGGCGACCACTGTGGCGGTCTCGCCGGTGCGCGGGAAGCCGCTGGCGTTGCCTTTGTAGATGATGATGTTGTTGTCGGCGTCTTCGCAGATGTGCAGGTAGCTGATGCCGTACACGCCTTCCAGAGTGACGATGTGCTTGACGGTCAGGGTGATGGTGGACTTCTCGCCCACGGTGCCGATGTGCTCACGCTTGGCGTCCACGGCGGCCTTCTCGCTGGCCCACTCGGCACGCTTGGCTGCACGGGCGTCGATGCCCTTCAGGACGGCCTCGGACTGCTTGGGGGTCAGCTTGCCGAATTTGTCCAAGGCGTATGCCATGGAACCCATGAAGTTGTCACGGTAGGACACGCGCCCGTTGTCGTAATCGCGGCCAACTTCCACGGCGTCCAGAATCTCAAGATGACGGGGGGTGCTGAGACGCCATGTCTTGCGTGCGTTGTACAAGATGTTGCGCAGGCGGCCAGCTTCCCATGCTTCGATGTTGTCTACGTTTGCCATGTTGATCTCCTGTAATCCCTGCTAATTTTGCAGTGAGTGAATTCTAACATGGAATTACAGGATGTACGCAACTAGGGACAAACCCTAACTCATTTTGCGTGCCCGGCTGTAGATCGTGAACTGCTTGCGGGTGTCGGTGCCGGTGCCTGCGCTGTTCTTCTTGGCCGTCTCGGACTGCTGGAATCGCTTGTCGCGCAGGATGGTGCTGCCGTAGTTGCGCCAATCGAAGGCGTTGCCGTGGCTCTTGACGATGCTGGTGCCCGGCCAGTAGATGTCGCTCATGCCCCACTGCCCTTCTTTGCGCATGGCCACGCTTTGCTCAGGACATGGCCGATGATTGTGTCCGCCGAATAGTGTCGCGTGGATGGGTTGGCTACAAAATGCTGCTTGACCATGTCCGTGACTTGCCCTGCAGTCACTGTCGATGGGGCGCAGTGCAGTACGCCGTGGTAAGCATCTGACACGCCCATGACATAACCAACGGCGTGCAATTCTTCGCTGGTGTTCCCAGTCATCTGGCTGTACAGCTTGTTGCCGTCCTTGAATTCGGCGTGTGCCGTGCCGCATAAGAGCGCGGCGATGATGATTGCTTTTTTCACGTTTTGATTTTCCGTTGTTCGCGGCATGCTTGACGCATGGCCGGGGTGTAGTCGGGGTGGAACTCGGCCAGACTACAGTCCAGCTTGCGCTCCATGGGGGCAGAGGACAGGGCGATATACATCGCCGCAACCCACGCCGCGATCACCATGGTGTAGCTGATGACCCTCATCACTGCCTCTGCGACGGGATGCGGTTCAGAATGGCCTCAGAGGCGTTTTTGAGGGCGGTGGCTACCTCACCCTCATCCTCCTCGCCGGCGAGTCCCAAAACGAGTTCTGCGCAGGCCTGACGCTCAATCATGATGGCCTGCTTGCTGGTCTGGATGGCCACGGTCATGATTTCGGCCTTGGCCACGGTCAGCGCGGCGTCGAACTCCTGCTGGGTGTAGAAGTCCACGGCACCAGAGCCGCCAAGGATTTGCCGGGCCAAGCCGGACAGTTCTTTTTTCTCGGTCATATTGTCTTTCAGTTGTTGCGTTTGATCTGGGTGGCCAGCAGCCATCTGTCGCCCAGCCGCTGGACTGAGCGCACCCACTGGTGGCGATTGTGCCTGCGAGTGCTCGGGGGCACGTAGGGCACATTGAAAAGGGCATGCGCCCTCCGCACGAGTTCACGAGTTGTCATTGGCAGTTCTCCTTGATGAATCGTTCCTTGGCCTCTGCGATCTGGTCGCGCACTTCTGGGCGCTCGACCATCAGCATGACCAGCTTGATTGCATGCTGCGCACTCTGATGCCACTTGAGCGCGCAGCCGGTGGCCAGCACCGCCCAGCAGAACAGCGCCACCTCGGTGAATGAGACTTCGATCATTTGTCCTCCAGTGCCTGCACGACTTTGACAAGCGCCATGATCATCTCATTGGCCTGATCTTTGGTCATACGGACGTGGCAGGTGCCACTGCGCACAGTCATTTGCATCCACACTTCATCGTCGAATGTGTCGACAAAAACGGTGTCAAAGAGGGATGATGTTTTGATGCGGATTGATTCTTCCATGATGCTCTCCTTACAGTTGATAAACGCCAAGTTCGCCGGGATTGATCCACTCGGAAAACAACCCGTGCTTGGACAGAATGGAATCAATTTGAGGGTTGACCCCGAAGTTCCAGCTTGATGAACTGCTGTAGTAGTCGGCCCACTTGTACGACTCAGGCTCTTCGGCGCTGATCTGGAATCGACCGCCCATATCGTCACGCTCATACACCGGGACGCCAATCTTTTTGAGCGCGTTGAATGCGAGTCGGTAATTGCGTTTCATGCTGCGATCCCTTCAAAGTATTCGTGGCAGACATCGCACTCGATGCCGTCGGGGCAGGTGTCGAAGCCCTGCTCAATGATCTGCTGCAGTGCTGCGTAGGCCTTGGGCCAGTCTGCTGCAGTCACTGTGGCGTTGACGTAGTCGGTCAGGCTTGAGTCGACGTGGCTGCCGCTGGCGCGGAAGACCTTGCCCTCGGGTGCCCAGACCTGCAGCCAGACCATGCTGCCGCGCTCGACTTCATAGTCGGTGGCCATGCCGTGCTTGTCGGCGAGGGCGAAGAACTTGTTTTTGGTCATGCTGTGCTCCTTCAGGCGGTCTTGAGTGCGTCCATGCACTTGGGCATCCACTCGTCGCTGTACCCGCCAAGGAAATCGACCTTGCCGGTGAGCAGCCAGTAGGCGGCTGCGATGTCCTGAGTGCCGAATTGCTCGACGCGCTTGCCGCCTTGGTAGCCGACCCAGTTGCCGTAGATGTTCTGCTTGATCTTGCGCATGTTGTGCTCCTGTGGGGGCCGAAGCCCCCGGTTGGTTTAGCGTGCGGTGGTCTTGATGCTGAACACAGCGGTGGTCTTGGTGAAACGAGCCAGTTGCTCGTCGGTGCAGCCCAACTCGGCGATCAGGGCGCTGTAGTCAACAACCTTACGGTTGCTCTCGACGAAGGTGGCCTTGAACAAAGCGCCTTCGAACACCTTGGTGTCGCTGCTGGTGGCCACATCTTTCATGGCGTCCTTGATGGCGTCTGCCTGCTTTGTGAGTGTGGCGATCTGTGCCAACAGGGTGCCGAGTTCGTCAGCAGAAGAAGGGGTGGTGGTGATGGTGGTCATTTGGTAATCCTTGGTAATCCCGGTCTCGTTGACCGTGCATGAATTCTAACATGAAGTTAGATGACCAACGCAACACTTTTTCAAAATATTTTTCTAGGTGGTTTCCCTAATGGGTGGAATCGGATTCCACGAGCCTCTGGACAGTGACATTCAGGGCGTCGATCTCGTCCATCTTCTTGAGTGCCCACATGCGCTTCTGGCCGTGCCAGCCCATGA